TGAAAAAGTTTCTTAAAACCGTATCGCGGATAGCGCTCTGCCAGCTCAGCCAACGCCCGGATCACCGGTTCATCACACCGGGTATCGGGCTGATAAAAATACACCGTCCTGCTCAGCGATAATGTCCTGCCCGCCTGGCGGATGCTTATGGCAAATTGTGCCGTCAGATAGCTGGCGAGCTCCCGCTCTATCGCTGGTTTTAAAGCTTTTTTTCGATAACGTCTTTCAGGGCCCGACATTCAAGGCTGAGGTCGGCAAACATCTGTTTGAGACGACGATTTTCGTCCTCAAGGTCTTTCATCTTTTTGATATCAGAGGCTTCCATACCGCCGTACTTTGCTTTCCAGTTGTAGTACGAGGCCTCAGAGATACCTGCTTCGCGGCAGACATCTTTGACGGTCCGTCCGGCTTCGACGGACTTCAGTACGGTAATGATCTGGTGCTCGGTGAATCGGGCTTTACGCATGGTGATCTCCTTAAGGACATAATCAGTATGTCGGAAGATCTCTAAAAGTGAATGGCTCTTTTTGCAGAGATACTTACAATGGAGCAAGAGAAATTCGTTCAGACGCTGTCAAGATGAGCATTGAATTTGAACAAGAGATAGAAAAGCTTCGTGAAGAAAATTTATCATTACGTAATATAATTAAAAGAATTAATGATAATCCAGAAATAAACTTAAAAAATACGGTTGAAATACAGTCGAAAAAAAGTAACTAGAGATGTTAATACCACTACTGATAGTGAGGATAACTATAGATATAAGCCTCTTTTTGATAATGAATCCAAGGTGACAGGAAGTTCTCGGTTATTAATAACGGGCCCTGAGCATATCAAGGTATCGGTAGAAAATCATATAAATAGTGACGAGAAATTCAATGGGCATACTTTTATGGTCAATGTTAATGATGAATGAATATCTATCAGTCTTCTTTCCAAAAATTGAAGGGTAAAGAGTTTTAAATATAATTACCATATGCCAGAGGATGGAAAGATAGGCTATAAGTCGTTATGTATAGTTAATTCATTTGATGACGATTTTTTTCGTTATCTAAACGATCAAAAAAACATTCGATTAGAAAATGAAAGATGCTAGATGACTGGTGAAAAAATAATAATAAAAAAATTGTGAAAAAGCCGCTATAAAAGCGGCTGCAGCGTATTCTTATACTCTAAAAGAGTAATTATGGAGCCTTTACCCCTAATTCAAACTCTTCTCCATTTCTAACCTTCTCAAGAAGTTCTCGAAGGTAGTTTGAATATCTATGGGATTGGATCTCATCACCGTTCATTATTGCATAGTGGTATTTGTTATCAAATGTTTTGATGTCTACGCCAGTAATATTTTTCACTATTTCTAATAGCTTGTTCGCATCATGCCAGCCTTTGAAACCAAGTGATTGCCCTAGAGTGGTTAATGTAAAAGGGTAATTTGCATTAAATGCCATACCATCTGACGATGTGGCTATTCCATATAATTTAGCTAGTTCGCCTTCTGATTCGCTGATGCTTGATAACACTCGGTAATCAACTTGAACAGGGTTGCGGGGTATATCAGTCCTAACAAGATCGTAAGTGCGAGCTAAAAGTGCCCGTAATAATTTCGGGTTTATGTTATCAAGAGCTCTATTTGCACCAAACGCCGAAAACACCCAAGAGAAATCATTTGCAACTATACTTTTTATTCGAATGCTTTTATTTGCTGATACTTGAATCAAACGCTCACGACGTGGGTATTCATTTTCACTTTGTTTATCTGTCCATTCTAAAATATATATATTAGGAATAACATCTCCATTTTCTGAAAGTAGTTCATCAATATCAGATAGTATATTTTTTATGTTGGAGTCTTCGGCGTTGTAGCCTATGAATAAAAGAGGGTGCTCAGCGAAGAAAGTTAGCAATTTTGCACTTAAGTATTTCTTTTTCTTTATAAAATCATCGTAGTCATCGCGGTTTATTATTATACTTTTAGGTGTGGAGCTGCAACCGTGTATTTTAAGTATCTCGCCGATACTGCCATGATTAGCATATAGAATTTTTTGACCTATAATAGGAGTAAATTCAGGGTATATCGACTCAAGCAGTTTGTCGTAATTTGTTGTGATGATTGAATGAGGATGGATTTTTCTTAAAAGATCAATTTCGCCATTATCTACAATTTCCTCTTCTAGTAGTAATGAATTAAAAATATTAGATATCTTATATTTAAAATAAATGCTTGGTTCATTTCCTGCTTCAAATAGCTCTGCTGGAAACTCCTTTTCACCATCACCCCATGCCCATTCATTATAAGAATCGGAAAATACACTTCCAATATCAATTAGTTCAGGATACTTTTGTTTGTAATAAGCAAACCGTTTATCGATGTTAGGACATTCGTTAGCAAGCTTTTGGAGAAGTTCCTCCCAGTTAGGGCCTGAAAGATATCTCTTAGTTAAGCCCGAACCAACAAAAAGTATTGGCTGACATCCCATTCCTTCAAGGCATGTTTTTATATCATCACTAACGTCTTCAATGTATTGATGATAGTTATTTGGCATTTAAGACTCCTTTGCTGTGCAATCTTTTTAAATCGCTTGCATGAGGTGGTAGTGATTGTGGGTAAATTCAGCCCACCATTTCATCAAGTCTATACGTTGTTCGAGATAAGTTGAACGATTGTATGCTCTACGCACTTCATTTTTATCACTGTGAGCAAGTGCTGCTTCAATTACGTCGAAATTAAATCCCGCTTCATTTAGTGCTGTACTTGCTATAGAACGCAAACCATGTGCAACAAGCTTCCCACCATAACCAATTCTTTTCAGCGCAGCGTTAGCCGTCTGGCTATTCATTGGCTGCTTTGGGTCATTCCTACTCGGAAAAACGTGATCTCGATGAGCACTAATAGGCTTCATCACTTCCAGAATGTCTAATGCCTGTGGAGATAGAGGTACGATGTGCTCACGCTTAGCCTTCATCCGTTCGGCTGGAATAGTCTAGAGCATGGCATCAGGATCGATCTCTGCCCAGCGAGCACCGGAGGCCTCAGAAGGGCGCACTAGGGTCAGGAACTGCCATTCAATAAGACAGCGAGTCGGAACTGACAGATTCGACATCACCAGAGAACGCATTAGCCTCGGTAACTCTTCTGGCCGCAGCGTCGGCATGTTTTGCTTTTTTGGTTTCTCAAAGGCCAGGCTAACCCCTGATGCCGGATTCGCATCTATCAGACCGGTGTTAACCGCATAAATCATTATCTCGTTAACACGCTGTACCAAACGACGAACAGTCTCAAGTGCGCCACGAGCTTTAATTGGCTCCAGTGCTTCAACAATCGTTCTGGCTTTTATCTCCTGAACAGGTATCGAACCGATAGTGAGGAACACGTCTTTATCTAAAGAGCGCCAAATGTCTTTTGCATAATCTTCTGTGATGCTTCTGCTTTTTATCTGGAACCAGTTAGCGGCGACTGTTGAGAAGATGCTGTCTAATACAATCTGGCGTTGCTCTGATGCCTGTTCTTGCTGTTGTTGGGGGGCGAATCCCTGCGCAAGTAAGGATAAACGTTGATCGCGTATCTGGCGAGCTGCTGCGAGCGTCAGAGCAGAGTATGAGCCGAGACTCAAATTGGTGCGGCTGCTGCTTCCCGGTCGCTGATAACGGAAGCGCCAGAGTTTTTTACCGGAGGTTTTGACGAGCAAGAACAGTCAATCACTATCATGCAGGGTGAAGTCTTTTTCGCGGGGTTTCGCTTTGAGGATTTCGTTGTTAGTGAGGGGGCGTGTAATGCGCGCCATGTCTGGATTCCTTCCATAATTGGTACAGATTTAATACACCACAATATAGCGTGTACCTAAACGTATACCAGTAATCACCGGATTTAGCCGGAAACTCTCGGCAAATAACAGACACAAAAAAGCCCGCAGGGCTTGCGCCGTGCGGGCTCTTAGGACTTCATCGGATGACTCTGGTAATCACCGATGGAGAATTTTGGTGTGCTGGCGGAATGTGAGTTAAATCAGTATTGATATGAATATAAAGGGTTTAATCTAATTCAACTTTATTTTGTGTACCTAAACGTGTACCAATTGTTAACTCTCACCATATTTCCAGGCGTTATTGAGCGGCTGTTTTTAAATCACTAGTGATTCATTCTGTTGGTTTGCTAAAGCTAAAAAATTCTTTTTTTTCGTATTATTGTTCACACTGTTCACCACCGAATTATTTATTTTATTTTCAGTTGGTTAGAGGGTGAATATACGATGAAGAGTGAACAATGGATTGTTCACCGTTAGCGATTTTTAGAGATAAAAAGACCGGCAGGTGCCGGTCTGAAGTAGGTTATGTTGCTGCGTGTTTGTCGCACTTGGGCAACTAGTCGCCATTGATTTCTTCTTTTAGCATCACTGGTAATCCTAATCCGAACATTTTGAAACTGAGGGCATTCCACTAGCCGTTGGCCTCCACATAGGCCAGATATGCATGACCGAAGCACTCCTGAGTTAATCAATTTTTTATTGAAAGAATAATGCCTCAAGAGTGCTATATAAACTATTTTCATCCAGCCTTTCTTGTTTCCACTCACCGCTTATTGTATTTCTTTTATGAATCACCCAGTGAACATCGTCTTTATTATCTTTCAAAATAAGAGATAGTGTGATGTATGGGTTTAAGTTGAAATATTTAGAGTTCGAGTGAATTTCGATAACGCCCCTTCCTAAAGCAGATCCGAACCTAGGCCCAGTAGGGTGAAGGTAGACATCTGTTTCATTGAAAGTGATTTTAGTAGCTAAAACTTCCGTCTTGTAATAATTTCCAGTAATAACACCCTCGCTTTGAATTACGGTTAAACTTCCCTGAAGTTTCTCTTTGATGAACTCTGATAGCTTGTCTGCTTCAGATCTGAAAAACTGTAACATCTTCTTATCTATTTCTTTTCTTCTCTTTGTTTCCTGCTCAGAGGCTTCCGCCTCTCTCTCTATATTTATTCTATCTGATTCTATTTTTTCAAAGAAAGAGTTTGGTGTTTTCATTTTCGCTGATTCCTTTAGGAGATATGTAGATGATTTACCATCTAAGGATGTTGCTTTAATTGTTAGTGTCATCCCTAAAGCATTTATGTATCTCTTTAAAGAAGATATTTTAATATCATTAAAATTATCTTCTATTTGCTTTAATGATGGCTGTGCTATACCCATTCGAGTTGCCAACTCTCGCTGAGATAACCTGTGTTCGTTTCTTAAGAACGCAAGGTCAAGGTCAAACGTCATGTTTTTTTCCATAACATCCTTATTTGATAGGTTAAAGGCTATCAATTATCCTGATAGCCTTTAACCTATCAATGTTGGTGAGACATAGCAAGCTTTCTCTGTGACATTATTAACAAGCCTATATCAGATAGAGATAATTTCGGGGCTGGCATGGGATAATTTTAGCATTACCAATCAGTAGACTGTGGGTCTACGGAGAGGGTATTAATCGGATTAGTGTATGTCGGTATAAACTGGCGTAGACCTATTGTTGGTAATTCGGTTGCTATGTTTCACTTCAATTAAGTAAAAATTTTTTTTGGGTTTTATTGTTCACTCTGTTCATTGTCATTTATTTTACTTTATTTTCAGTTGGTTAACGGGTGGATATAAGGTGAAGGGTGAACAATGGATTGTTCACCCTTAGCGGTTTTCAGTGATAAAAAGACCGGCGTGTGCCGGTCTGAGGTAGGTTATGTTGCTGCGGGTTCATCGCACTTAGGCAACCAGTCGCCGTTGCTTTCTTCTTTTAGCGTCAGGTTGGTTTGTGTCCCCTGCTTGGTGTGTCGCTTCTCATAGTTAAGGCCGTACTCTTTCAGCATCACCGGCAATCCTAATCCGAACATTTTCAGGCTGAGTACATTCCGGTAGCCGTTGGCCTCCATATAAACCAGATAGGCATGATAGAGATAATTTCGGGGCTGGCGTGGGATGATATTGGCATTGCCCATCAGCATACCGTTGGTCTGCGGCAACATTTCCAGATAGCCGCAAAAATCAAAGGCCGGGTCAGCATCACGTTTGATACCGAGTGCCTCATCAGAGTTTTGTTGTGACTGGAGCAAGTTACGCGCATCTATCGGGTTACTGAATCTCTGCATTAGCTGGCGCACAATCACCGCCAGTTCCCGGGCGATTTTATCCCTGAGCTGAGAGTCTCGCTCTTCCGGGGCAATCTGTTCCGGAAAGTGCAGGATCACCCGGCGACGGGATACGCCGCCGCTGCGGTCAGTAAAACGCATCGGATTATTGTTTACCGCCAGAATCACCGCCGGAATATGGGCTGAATAAGCATCACGGTATTTCGGATCAACCGATACCGCATCACCGCCAGTAATTGCTTTAAGTCCTGCGCCGTCACCGCTCCATTTCTCCTGGTCAGGCAACCTGATAAGTGAGAAACCTATCAAGGCAGCGCGTTCGCGTGGAGATTCCAGCATCTCAATAGTGGCTGAGGTGGCGTTATCCTCCCCAGCCAGCATGGTGGCAATTTCAGCCAGAATACTCTTCCCACTTCCACCTGGTCCCGTCACTTCAAGAAAGAGCTGCCAGTCATAGCGGTTTGCCAGCACCATAAACAGTGCAGCGAGAATAATATCGCGCTTCTCTTCCCCGTAACCGGCGGCACGATCAAGCCAGCGCCAGAAATTGGGGGCGTGTGTTTCCAGCGATTCACCGTCCACCGGGGGAGTAAAATCGACTTCACACAGGGTACGCATCCAGTGTGTTTTACTGTGCGGGCTAAAGGTGCTGGAGAGGGTATCAAGCACACCGTTACGAAAACCTATCAGACGCCGTGCCGGGGGTTCCTGTCGGGGAACAATCAGCTTCAATGTCTCCGCCACGGAGGCAATTTTTCCGGATGAAAACGGGGCGTTCAGTCGCTGAAAAAGCCCTGCCACATCGCGTAAAAAATCAGTCGTAGAGATAACTTTCCATGCTCCGGCCTCATAGCGGGACAGGAGCTGGCCGTTAGGGTCAACCGCCAGCGATTCGCTATAATGTTCGTGTACTCGCATCGCCTTTTCACTGGTGCTCATGGCAGTAAATTCGGCTTCGCTCATGGTATTGAACGGGCTGGTAACCGGTGGTTTCAGCGCGTCAAACAGCGCCTTGCGGGTTACCGCTTCGCCCTGCTGGATATGGGCATCGTTCCAGTCACCAAATACCGGCGGCAGAGCGACCAGCCCCTCACAGGCTTTCGCTGCGGTGGCGGCTTTGGTCTGGCCATCACCGTTTAAGTCACGGTCAGCCGCCAGCACTATCTGACAGGCCGGATACTTATGTCGGGCAAGGCTCGCCAGAGAAAGAAGGTTGACGGACGACAAGGCCACCATCACCGTTTCGCCGGTGAGCTGATGCACAGAAAGCGCCGTGGCATACCCTTCGGCAATCCACAGCCGTTTTCCGGCCTGTTTCTGCCCTTCGATGATATGACACGTCCCTTTGACCTGACCGCCTTTCAGGGTGCGTTTAAGGCCGTCAGCGTTAATCAACTGGAGGTTAACCAGTACGCCTGAATCATCATGCAGCGGCACCACCATATCCCCGGCGCAGTAGCTCACGCCGCCGGTTTTGTGGCTGGTCGTCAGCATCAGGCATTCCCGGTCAGGAAAGCCTTTGCGGATCAGATAGGCGTTACCGGTGGCTGTACGGGTTTTTTCTATTAGCCTGGCGGCCTGTTCAGCCGCCGCTTTGCGGCTGGCGTCAGTGTCGGCGTCGACAGCGGTGAGTACCTCGGGGGCAACCGGCGACAGATTGCCGGTGACGGCGTTCACCTGTTTAGCCGCATCCCCGACGCTCAGACCTAGCGCCTTTTCAACCAGTTTCAGCCCGTCACCCGCCCCACACTGATTACAGAACCATGTCCCGCGCCCCTCTTTATCATCAAAGCGGAAACGGTCAGATCCACCACAGACCGGGCAAGCCTGATGGCGGTTTTTAATCACTTTTACACCCAGCGCCGGGAGAATATGCGGCCAGTGACCGCAAGCCTGTTTTACTGTTTCAGTTACGTTTATTTTCATCGTCATTTTCTCCCTCAGTGCAGCACCGGCGGCTTAATGTGGCGGGTACAAAGTTCATCCATCACCGCCAGACCGAGAAAGGACAGTGACGGCATAGCTTTAAGCGGTGCGGCTTCCATCAAATCTTCCAGCAATGCACAGGCAATCTGACGGCCTTTTTCCTCGCCATGCTGGCGCAGATAGAATCCTTCCAGTTCGCTAGCTATAGCTGTTTCCAGCGCTTCAAGCGTGAGATGGGGAAAGCGTTGCTGGCGCTCGCACACCGTCAGCCAGGCACAGGCCACAGCGCGGCGATACAGGGCAGTACGAAGAAAGGGTATTAAGGGCTTGTTCATGCGCCAGCCTCCCCGGTCAGCCAGTGTTGATTGCAACGCCCGACCACACCATCAAGCTGGGTGGTCATCATCGATAGCAGGGAAGCCAGTTGCGTTTGCTGTACCGGTGGCTGTGCCATTACCGTACATTCCTGATGAACCAGCAATTCACTGACGAAACGACCGACATTTAATAAATGTTCCAGACAGCGCAGGTCATCCTGCGAAATAGTGACGTTAATTTCTGATGCCGTTACCGGTTGACCGATATTCATGATTTTGTCTCCAGAGGGTGTGCGAAACCCTGTGCAAATACGCACATAATTTGAATTTATTTTTTAATTACAGATAATTTCGGTAACTGATATCCGGCTCAGGCCGGGGAATATCACGCCACGTATGCCTCACAGGAATATTTCCGATAACAGAGATTTTCTCCTCTGGATAACGATTAATATTTTGCTCCCGCCATATTTGTAATATTGGGTCATCCGTAATTATTTGCAGCACGGTATAACGATTTTCCGGGGCACGTTTAAATTCGTCCGGGTAAAAACAGTTAAATTTTTGCAGGAATTGAGAGAGTGGCAACTCGATAATCTGCCCGTCTGACGAGATACGTATCAGTATCGTGTAAGACTTATGGTGTGGGTTCCAGACCATCCCCGGACAGCGATAAGGTAAATACCAAGGAATACCGTTATCCAGAATACCTACCACGACAACGGAGGCATAACGATCAGAACAATACTTTTCACCAGGTTGTGGAAAATTAAACATCGTTTATTTCCCGTGTCATAATTTGGTGAATATATAAGTTATTTATTTTTAGCTTTGTTATCACAAAACAGAGGGCGTTATAAATAGCGCTGAATCTCTGCGTGATAGAAGCACGATATAATTTTTTTCTATTTCGACAATATCCTGAGACAGTATTAGCCAGTATTTCGTTATGCATGAGCTATCTCCGAGACAGGCAGACGACCAACAAAAGAAAGCACGTAATCGTGAATAAGGGAAAGGCGAGCGGTGCGCTCATCACCGGCAATAATACGAAGCATACAGATACGCGGTTTACGCTCTGAGCGACGAACGGCAGCGAAAACAAAGACAAATTGTGGGTAAAACGAGGGAGGGGTAGCCATCATAGTGATGATCTCCTTTTGCTTATCAGGAGTCACCGCCGGAGTTCTCACGCTCTGATTGGCGGTGACGTTAGCGGGGGTGAGAATACCGGAGCAAAAGGAACCCGGCCTACCCGAAGGTAGCCCCACTAACGCCACCATTGATTCTGTACGGATCTGTACCGCAATGAATTGATGCGCTATGGCTACGACATAAAAAAAGACGCTCAGCGCGTCATATGTCGCCTTTTGCTTAATCGAGTTCTCACGCCCGGCTGTCGATTTTGCGACAGCGGGAAAACTGTACCAGGAAACACACAACGGATGCAAGCCAGAAAAAGGATGTTTTTGCAGAACGTACATCATCATGCGTCATAGCCCTTATTACGGGCTGCGATACGGTCAGTCATCCAGGCAGTGATTTCGGAGTGTAGCCAGGCCACATTTTTACCGCCGAGGGATACCTGCTGAGGGAAAGCATTTCGGCTGATAAGGTCATACACCGAGGAACGGGAAAGGCCGCACAGATGGAGCACTTCCGGCAGACGTAAAAAACGCTCATGAACGGTATTCGTAAAAGGCACCGGCGGGATGACGGACGCAGAAGAAGGGGAAGAAAAAACAGTGTGCATAGGGCTACCTCATAAAGTCCATACATTACCGGGTGTGTCCGTCCGGCTTCGGGTAGCTCTCTATTTTGTGAATATTTTTACTCATGGCAACAATTCAATTTCTGCCTGTTCATCAAACAACAGTTGATTTTCATCAAGACACACAGGTTCGGCAATACTCGGCAAACATCGGCAAATGTTGGCAAAATCGTGATTGATTTTTCTTATACATTATTATTTTTTAATAACTAAAAAGTCTAAGTGAGTAATCTGTCCTCAAAATAGAAAGGTGAACAGTGGTGAACAGACGGTGAACAGTCATCATTCAACTGTTCACCCTTTAACTTACTGTATTACTTATATTTATATTTTGGTGAACAGTGGTGAATAGTTAATAGTATAAAAATAAACAGAAACAGGGTTTTCCTGAGACCCTTCTCTGGCCAGCCTGATTTTTAAGCGCTGTTTGTGCCATATATGCCACAACTGCAATGAATCGAATTGTTGTCTGAGGAGCGACAGAATGACGTCAGGTTGAAAACACAGAGAGAGCCCGACGATGAAAGCAGACTTATTTACTTCAGTAATGAAAACCATTGGCAGCATGCAGGATGAAAAAACACGTACAGTCATTGATAGCGCGCTAGATACCATTAACGCAGAGGCAAACCAGAACGCAGAGGCCACGATGAATAACGCTCTTGAGGCGTTCAATCAGGCCAAATCCGCACACACGGAAAATATGCTGAAACTGAATGATATCAATGCAGCCATTACCCGCAGTGAAAAAGAACGCCTGAATGCCCTGAATGAGAGTGCAAAAGCGGAGCAAAACTTCCGAACCCGCTTCAGGGAATTACGCGGAATGATGACGCCGGAACTTAAAGCGGAACATAGTCAGCGAGTGGCTGGTCGCGAGCTGGCAGAAGACATCACTGTTGTCATTACCGAGCTGGAAGATGATAAAACCGGTGCCATGTTGTCAGCCTGTGAATCAGGAGATAAATACGTCGGCACCCATGCTTCCGCACTCTCTGTTTATGCCCGGAAAGAGTGGGCGTCGGTAATGAAGGACATTCCCCCGGCACTGATACGTGCTTTCGTGTTACGTCTGCGTGAGCTGGAAATGGACGGGGAAGAGCGCCCTCACCGTGTTCTGATTCAGGAGCTGGGCGAGAATGTACTGGCACAGAGCCGATTTTACGCATTCGACATGGCGCATGAGCCCGTTATTTCACAGATTGGCCTTCATCGCCCTGCGCTCACCGGTGTGGATATGACGCTCTATAAAAGCCCAGCCAAGAGAATGTTACGGGCGAAAGAGCTGGCACGGAAGACACAACCGCAGGAGGTGAAGCCATGATGCGCTGCCCGTACTGTAAAAAGGCTGCTCATGTGCGTACCAGCCGCTATCTGTCGGATAACGTTAAACAGAGCTATCTCCAGTGCACCAATGTGTTCTGTTCGGCGACCTTTCGCACCGTCGAATCCATTGATGAAGTGATACGCCCCCCGATGGAAAAAGAACCATCCGAACCGGCACCGGCTGCACCCGTTGCGCCTCCGCGTATACAGGACTGTTCCCGTTCATCACTGCGCCACTGATTCAGGAGAAAGAAACATGACCCGTACACCACTGGAGCAGGCTTTTACGGTCTGCCAGCACAATAAAACGCGCTGGCTTGATAGCAAGTCAGGACTGGCACAGGCTGAAATGGTGCTCAGAGAGCGAGAGTTATCCTGTGATAACCCTGAGCCGGAAGAAATACAGGCATTACGTGATTTATCTGACCTGAGAAAATGGGAAGTGAACCAGTCTGCCGGGGACTATATCCGCGCTCATGAAGCCGTGCAGCACATCAGTATCCGCCGCCAGCTTCACGCCTTTATGACAGCGAACGGCACCGCCCTGACCGTTGCCCTGGCTCCTGAACTGATGCACATCAGTAAACAGCCGGAAATCGTCAGAGAAAGCGCCCTCGACCGCGCCGCCGCCAGTATCCGCGAAGCGTTATCCGTTTATCTGGCCAGCGGGGTTGCTGTTGATTACGCAGAAGATGACCGGGATATTCTGACCGCTATCGGGTTCCGGCCTGACAGGGCATCACGGGCAGATAATCAGCTAAAATATTCACCTGAACAAAGCCTGATTTTCTCGCGTCGTCAGGTTGAACTGAACCGCAAAAAATCCCCGTAAAATGCCTCAAAATCCCCGTTAATATTCTAAAAATAGCCATGCATGGTTTTGCATTTAATTCTGCGAATTTTTCACACCTCATCACACCAGTGCTGGCGCGGCCTGAGTACCTTCACGCAACTGCATTAAAACCGATACACAAAGCGGGCAGGCGAGGAGGGGGAAGTATTGCGCGCTGGAATAACAATGAATTATTTTAATTTGTCGTCACCTCAGAGGTCTATAGTTGGCATGAATGCAAATAAATAGGATTGTATTTGAGAAATTATTTGATGCGTGCCTGGTTAATCGATAGAGCCTACCTTCTGATACTAAAAAATCCTTTGATGTGACTTAATTCAGTGACACCTTTTTGATGCAACTAGTGTTCCTGTCCAGAGCGTAGTAAAGCAGCTTATTAAAACTATCGACTTTCTGTATTAAAAAAGAAGGAAAATATAATTTTTTGGACTCTTAAATATTTTGCTTGTTATACAGGGAAAAAAGCCGCTTTTTTGCGGCGATTATAAATAAAGTTCATTGCTTGTCATTTCACTCTCAAAGGGAAATTTCTCGCCACTACCAAAAGGAGTCAAGGTCAATAGTATCACTTTCAGGAGCTAATTCTGATGGTAAACGTTGAATTTGAATAATCATCGGGGTATGAAATGCGGTTCCCGATACAACACACGCACCCGATGGTAAATTAGGTACTAAAGATCGTGAGGAGCTATCAAGATTATTTATAGAGTTTTTGAGTAAAAATAGATCGTTTTCGTTAACTAAACGATGGAGGAAATAGTTATGTATTTGAGATATTATTGTTGTTGATATATCGGCTGGTCGCTGGCTTGCAATGGTAACGAAATAAGAAAATTTTCGACCTTCCTTTATTATTTCTTCGAATAGTTCTAATCGGTAATCTTTCCAAGTCTCGGATTCCCTATTGGATGTCTCAGATAATATATTGTGAGCCTCATCAATAATAAGATGGAAACTATTTTTTGATGACTTTTTCTTCTTATGTTCCAATAAAGAACATTTTGCAATCAGCATCGGAATTGTTTTTTTTGTTTCTTGGTTACAGTTTTTTAAGGAGATGAAAAGTAATGGTTTAGTATCTAGTTCAACATCATCAATTATTTCAATTACTTTTTCAAGGGAGTTAGTTGATGAGTTTATCTTAGTAATTAATGGGCTTATATGCTCATATTGGACATAGTTTCTAGATACTGATTTAATCAATTGAAGTATTGCCCTGATATTAATTAATTGAAAGACAGACAGTTTCGTGATGTCGATGTTAGTTTTTGATAATGTAGGTAGATGAGTTAGGTATTCATCTGGGGTATTAAAATAAACACCATTTTTATAATATTTACTGTTATCACCTTTTGAATACCAACTGAATTCAGATAGCTCAGAGTTTATCTCTTTCGATTCATCAGGGTTTATAATGTTAATTATAGAGCGTAAGACACTAATGGTTTCCCTGTGCTGGTTTTGACCAAACATAATTCTTATTGTATCATGGAAATAATCATTGAGTTCATCGCCATATTTTATTCTGTTTCTAACAAGAATATTAAGAAATGGCTTTTGGGTTTTTTCCGTAGCTGAGAATAGTATAGCAAGTAATTCTGCGTCCCAAAATTCTGACTTTCTAATTTTTAATCTTTGATTTCCATCTCTTTCATTGGTATCAAGCTCAATGTAATTACTCTGCGTTTTAAATTGGTTGTGAATGGGTTTGTATTCCCCATTAAAATCAATGAATACAAACATGGATTTTTTGAATAAATTTTCTCCAACGCAGGAAAAAAGCTCACTATAAATTTTAGCTAAGGAGTTAGACTTGCCGCTTCCTGTATTTCCAAAAATACCTATGTGTGAGTTGAATATTCCGTTTATAGGAATGTAAATAGGTATCTCTTCTAAAAGAGATCTCCCTATTTGTATTTTTTTAGCATCCGTTTTTCCTTCAAAGGTGTATATGGAAGATATTACCTCATCAGATATAAGATGTAATTCATCTTGGATCATTGGTAGGTATTTTATACCAGAGTGAAATTTACCCCCTGAAATATAACCTATAATTTTAATATCAACGAACCTATCAAATTTCTCATGGTTAGGCTGCGATTCATTGAAGTTTTTTTTCTCTATAATTTCTTCACCTTCTATCTTTCCAATTATATCATGATAGCCTTTTTTTATTATTATATATTCATTTATGGCAATGCCACGATATAGTCTGCCATCATAAATATATGTTGTTTGATAGAGGTTAGGGTGTACGATTGCACGTACCGAAGTTCCTTTTACCGCAGTAACATAGCCGATTATAAACTGCATTTTAATCCCTCCATCGAATCATTTTCACTAATCGAGAAAATACAATCTATAAATCTTTCTAGGTTTATTTTATTTTCATTATCGTCATTATCAGGATAAATGAAAATTACTTTTTTATTACTTATTAATTCACCAATTGTATATTTATCGCTATTTTTATAACAGAAAACATAAACAATTAAAGAGGGGTTGCTCAAGGAACGGGATATTATCTCTCGAATATGTTCATCTTTGAAAGAAAACCCAAAACATATTAATACTGTTTGAGGTTTCTCAAGCTCATAACTCAAGAGTCTTAGCGATTGATAATAGTGTTGTTGGAATACGGTTTCTTCAAACTTTGTTTTTGTTGGATTTACTATAGCTAGTTTATTATATTCTACTCTAAATCTTTCTAACGCTTCTTCGTCTTTACCTTCAAGATTTAGGGATTCTTTTCCTGTTTGGGCAATTGAAAAAAAATCAACTAAGTCTACTGCCGTATTTATATCTAGAACATCTAATTCAATTTCAAGTTCTGTAGGGAAATTAATGGGATAATTAACTTCTATTTTCTCATCGTTAATTTTATTCCATGAGACCGAACCATGCATTTTTATTAGGTTTATTGTTGGGATTTCAAATTTATATAAATCGTTTGTACCTTGGTGCCAAGTTGATGTATGGAAATTACTTATTTGAAGATAGCGTTTATTTAAACCTCTAGCTCCATCGTTAAAAATAAAATTAGTAGAGTTACGTAGTGACCTATCTGAAGCATTTTCGAAAAATAAATCGTAGTTAGTTGTAAAAATATTGGCTCTTCGAATTTGATTTGCACCTTTTTTATTTATTAAATGCACAATATTATCTATGAATTTTTGATATGCACTTAGAGTTTTTAAACGAGTTGTACGCATGATAGGATCTTCTGGTACAAGGCAGAAGCTTTTCTTTAAAATGTTTTTATAGTATTGATAGTAAATGAAATTCTTTATTTCAGAATAGTTATCATCTGTTAGTATATCTTCATAAGTTTTATTATCATTGATTTTTAGAGTTGGTATATATGATGCTGATGCACCTGAACCAATAAGGAAATTAATATTCTTATCATGTAGTTTTGATGCTCTAAAAGCTTTGAATAGTTCGTTTTCCATATATATATTAGACCCTGTTTGTTGATTTGCTTACAAAAATACCCCACCAAGACATTAAACCTTTTCGTTGCTCTAAATAAGTTGACCGATTATAAGCTTTTCTAATTTCATTCTTATCGCTATGCGCTAATGCGGCTTCAATGACATCTGCATTTAACCCAGCTTCATTCATTGCAGTGCTAGCAATTGAACGTAACCCATGAGCAACAAGTTTTCCTCCATACCCCATTCGTTTTAATGCAGCATTGGCCGTCTGGCTATTCATAGGTTGCTTTGGATCATTTCTACTAGGGAAAATATGTTCGCGATGGGCAGTAATAGGCTTTAACACCTCCAGAATATCCAACGCCTGAGGTGATAAAGGAACAATATGTTCGCATTTTGCTTTCATCCGTTCTGCTGGAATAGTCCAGAGCCTTGCATCAAGATCGATCTCTGCCCAGCGAGCACCAGAAGCCTCAGAAGGACACAAACGGGTCAGCAGCTGCCATTCAACAATACAGCGGGTCGGAACAGAAAGACTCGACATGACCAGAGAACGCATTAGCTTAGGTAATTCTTCTGGTCGTTGAGTAGGCATGTTCTGCTTTTTGGGTTTCTCGAATGCCATTCCAACACCTGATGTTTTGACGAGTAAGAACAGGCCGTCGCCATCGTGAAGCGTAAAATCTTTTTCTCGTGGTTTAGCTTTAAGGATTTCATTGTTAGTGAGGGGGCGTGTAATGCGCGCCATGTCTGGATTCCTTCCATAATTAGTACAGGTTTAATACACCACAATATAGCGTGTACCTAAACGTATACCAGTAATCACCGGATTTAGCCGGAAACTCTCGGCAAATTGCAGGCACAAAAAAGCCCGCAGGGCTTGTGCCGTGCGGGCTTTCAGGACTTCTACAGATGACTCTGGAATCATCTTCGAAGGATTTTGGTGGAGCTGGCGGGAGTTGAACCCGCGTCCGAAATTCCTACATCCTCGGTACTACATGCTTAGTCTGGTCTTTACATTCGCCTGGCAGCTGCGGACAGACACGCCACTACCAGACTA